GTACCGGTAATGATATCAAATCTACCCATTACGTTACATAATTCATGAACGCCTCAACCTGTTTTACCCATAAAACACGAAGAATGACATTCATCCTTGGTCGCCGTGTTTGTTGTAATCTTCATATTTCATTTGACCGAAATGAACCCATTTGCCGTCGTCGTCTTGTATCATATATTTTTTATCTTTTTTCGTTGAGCGGTAAATATCCTTTTTATAGATTTTTTTGGCGTGTTGTAGCGCTGTTTTTGGATTAGACCATTTCCAGATTTCATCAGTCTTGGGTATTTTGTTTGCGGTTATTTCCCTACTACCGCCTTCCAGATTCTCAACCGCCTTCAATTCGTCTTTTACATCATCCCCACGCTTCAAATGCCCTTCTAAATGTGTTTCCAATTTGTCTAAAATCTGGGAAGCGCTGACTTTTGCGCCACCTTGATACACCTTTTTAAGTAGCGCTTTACCTTTGAGCGTTTCTTGGTCTGGTTCTCTAATTTCCTTTTTGACTTCTTCCCAAGAAGGTTTGAATTGCGGATGAATGTCTTCACCAAGACCGACTTCTTCTCTGGTTGGATGCGCCAATTTAGGTTCTTTCATTTTGGTATTCGCATTAAACGATTTATCATTAATGATTGCGCCTTTAAACCTCAAATATTTCTTGATAAAATCCTTATCCATTTATATAATACAAATATTTTTAAATTGGCGTGAAAGATGTAATTACCCTATTCAACCCTAAATCATATTCCCATTCTATTTTAAATAGATTTCCAGCGCTGTCGTAAATGATTTCTACCATTATATAATATCTGTATATAATATAATGCCGACAATTTTAGACCAACAATTATACGACCAAGTGAAAAAAGAAGCAGACGAAAAATATAAAAAACACAGCGCTTACAAGAGCGGATGGATAGTGAAAACTTACAAGGAGCGTGGGGGTAAATACGCCGATGACGGAAAACCCAAGAATCTCGCCAGATGGTATAAAGAGGATTGGACTTCGTTGAGTAGACCAGAAGAATACCCAGTATATAGACCGACAAAACGGATTAATAAATCCACACCATTAACCGCCACCGAAATTGACCCAAAACAATTGAAATCGCAAATTAAAATAAAGCAATATATAAAAGGAATGAGTAATTTACCGCCATTTAAAAAAAAGGAGGCAAATTGAGAGCAAGTGAAGTGCGAAACTTATTAGACGCATCTTACCAGACCGAACCAGCGCAAAATATCGGCGATTGGGTCTTGGATAATGGTCTGTCTAATGAATACGCAAAAGTATATTATAAACCAGACGGAAGCGCTGTTGTGGCGCATCGTGGAACGAGTGGAGCGCTGGATTGGGGAAATAATTTAGCATACGCTTTGGGTCAATACGAAAACACAGATAGATATAGACAAGGCAAGGCAATCCAAGACAAAGCGGAGAGCAAATATGGTGCGAAAAATATCTCAACTCTGGGGCATTCACAAGGTTCGGTGCTTTCAAGAAAATTGGGCGCAAATACAAAAGAAATTATTAATGTGAATCCAGCATACAAAGGTGAAACGCCGTTGAAAAATGAATATAATGTGAGGTCAAGCAAGGATGTCGTTTCCAGTTTATACGCCCCAGTTTCAAAAGTCAGTTCCTATCTTTACCCCAGTTATACAAAGAAACATTCCATTACTATTCCAACCGATAAATCGTTTGATGTTTTGGGTAATCATTCCTACGAGATTTTGAATAAACTTGGGGATGATTATATTGGGGAAGGTGCTGGAAAAGGATACAGAACACCAAAAGAAAATTATCCAGATTGGGAAGATTTGAAATGGGGTTCATTCACAGAGCAATTTAAGCGCTACAATTCTACACACACGCCATTACCAGATTTGGAAAGTTTTGCGAAAATGATTTTGGAGAATCCCAGTAAATACCACCAGAAAACATTACGAAGAGCAAGATTTTACCAGAATGTTATTTTGAAAAAATCAAACAGAGGAGGAGGAATGGCGTATTAGAGCATATATTTATAAGCGCAATCTTTTTGAGCGCCACGCCAAATCGTAGGAATATCACGACCAGAATGATTGCGACCAGTAAAAGTGCGACCACCGCCTTCCATTTCTCTAACAGCGCTATTATCCCAGAATGAATCAGGTGTGAAATTGGGTGGTTGAATTGCTTCATTTTGTTTATACGAATTAACGACGATTAACAAATCTATTTTCAATTTGTTTAATTCTTCATCTAAAATCTTGATGATTTGCGAACCAAAATTAACACTTTCTTTGATATAATTCACATATCTAAACGCCACGCCACCTACATCCAAATCTTTATTAAAATCTTCCCACAATTTAGTCAAAGTTGCGTATGCTTGGGATAAGGTGGTTAATTGTTGATTGTTTAATTGTTGAACTGCTGGTTTGATATTGGAAATCAATAGTAAATCCATATAACGGATTTGTTTGGTAATATCTATTAAATAAGAAGAAAGCAAAACATTTGGATTTTCGCTGGTGAGTATTTCTCGTGGTGTGTCGCTGAAAGCGGTAGAGTTTGAATAATGAGAAGAGTTTGTATCATCACCATCACCATCATCCCAATCACCGCCATCTGGGTCGCCAAAAGAACTATATCCTCGTCTTGATGACCTACTTGAACTGGAACTGGATGGGTCGGTTGGATTAAACCAACTTTCTCTGGATGCGACGGAACTATCATCATCATCTCTACTATAAGTGGGTTGGGAACTTTCAGTATATTCGTTGTCTGGGTCATCAATTTCGGCATCTGCGACTGCGCCTTGTGAAATCATTCTACGAGCGTAATCGGCAACTGGTAATACACCATATCGCCCAGTTGATTCAGCGCTACTTATACTACGAGAAGATTGCGACGATGCTTGGGAAGGTGGTCTGGAAGGGGGCGGTGTAGGAATGTCGTCATCTACAATAACCAATCGTCTTGGAACTGCTGATGCTGGTGCTGGTTGGGTTGCTACTGCGCCCTTCTTTTTTCTCGGTTGTTTATCCTTTGCGCCTTTGGTGCGACCTTCGCCACGCATTCTTGCTTGTTCTTCTTGGATTTGTCGTTGGAGTTCTTCTACTTGATTCATTCTCACACCAAAATCATCCATATTTTCTGCTTGTTGTCTATTAGCGTGTTGTCTGGCGAATATAGTGATTATTTTTGCGCCAGTTTGTTTTAATTTGATGAATGATGTTTGTAATCCAAGTAATAATTTGCTAAACTCATTCATACTTGCGCTTAAAGATTTCTGCGAAGTGAGTGCGTTTAGCGCTGGTTGGTCTGGGTCAGTAAGAGGATTCTTCATATTTTCCAGAGCAATCGTCGTCAATTGCTTTGACGCTTGAATGATATTGTCTGGTTGGTAGTCCAAATTATTCTTTCTCGGTAATAACGGCATTTATATAATACAAATATATTTTTATTTTGTATTATATTTCTATTTGCGAAACACCACTAAATTAATATAATCCGTGTTCTTTCACATATTTACTTGCTTGTGGGAGATTTAATCCGTGCTTTTTCATTACTTCTGCGACGATTGCGCCACGAGCGCTTTCACGCTTCTTACCAGAATGAGGTAATTGTTTGCGACCTTTTCCACTCATACTATCCCCAAAATCTACAAATTGTTTCTTCATTCCAATATTACCGCCTTTACCTTTTCCAGAAATAGAAGGAACAGGTGGATTATAAGATGCTAATGCTGGGGGCATCAACCCAGTATTGATTTGAAACTGACTGGGGTCATCCTTAATTAATACACCGCCTTTTTTTCTTCCAGCGCCATTTGGTTTTTTGGCGACGACTGGTTGGAAAGGTAATATTCCGTGTCCGTCTGCGCCGACTATTGGTGAGCGTCTTATTGCTTTTCCAGACAAAGACCCACCACGACCCATCGCCATTAACAAGGGAGCAAATGGGGCAATAGCGCTACTCACTTTCCCCAAATCATCCGCCCAATTACCGCCACGACCAAGACCCATTAACAAGGGTGCGAATGGTGCGATTGCTTGACTCACTTTCCCCAAATCATCCGCCCAATTACCGCCACATTTAATAATTCGGTTAATGGCGGTTTTTGAGGGCATTTTTCCACGACCTAATCCTAAAAGAAGAGGAGCAAATGGAGCGACTGCTTGGGATACTTTTCCCAAATCATCCGCCCAGTTTCCACCTTTAATAGGATGAGGAGGAAGAGGGTCGCCACGACCCAACCCCATTAATAGAGGCAAGAATGGAGCGACTGCTTGACCGACCTTACCAATATCACCGAGAACATCACCGCCAGTTAGAGGTTCATCACGACCTTTTCCAGAGAAAAATCCACGAATATCTGCCGTTCCCTTTGCGCCCTTTTTAGGAGGGCGACCACGAGGTTTGCGACCTTTAACCCCCTTTGCTGGATTGTGAGGAACAACAGCGCTGGGTGCGATTACTTCATTTTGAACGCTTTCTTCATCACTCTCGCTTTCTGGTTCTGGTTGAGGTGCGACGGCAACTGGCGCTTTGGGTTTTCTTCCACGCTTTTTGGGTGCTTCTTGGGGTCTAATCTCACCCTTATAAGTATTCCACATATCACTTGGTTTCCTACCCTTGTATTTTTGACCGAATGCTTTCTGGGCGAATGAGATTGCGTTTCCAGATGGGCGACTGACTCTATCAATCTTGAATGATTTGCGTTGGTTTCCAATCATCTTCGCAATTAAAGCGCTGTTCTTTGACCCACCTTTTCCAGATTTGTATTCTTTGATTTGGTCTTTCAAATATTCTTTTCCTTCTGGAACGACGACATCGTGAAATACTTCTTTTGCGACAGGAGCGAGAGCGTGTCCCACTTGGGTAAACCCTTGTTTGAATGAATCCCATACACCAGCGCCACACATCACCCCACCAGAATAAAAATGGGGAAAATTATCCAATTGGGTATTGGGAGAACCGAATCCACTTTCGTTGTAAGGGTTTCCAGTCATTCCAATATATCCGCCTTCTGCTTGGGGTCTAATCATTCCATCACGACCAACCAAAAATCCGCCCTTCTTTCTACGGCGACCCCCTTTTGCGTAAGACCTTATTGCGTCTTTCGCCAATTCCGTTCCTACTTCTTTTGCGATTGGGAGAGCAACTTGACCGACAGCGCTGACCCCTTGTTTAACCCCTTTACCGAAGTCGTTCCAAAATGACCCACCCAACATATCTGGTTGAGATGCCCCTAAATGACCGACTGAAAGCGAACTGGGATAATCATACTCGGTAGATGAAGGCAAAACGAAGTTTCTCATTCTTTTTCCACCGAACATCGTAGGTTGAGGCAATCCACCAACAATCCCACGCTGAATTGCGTCTAAAAGTTGGCGCTTAATATACTCGTTGTATTCTTGAACTGGTTCTATTCCACTCATTCGTATATACTATTACTTATATTATTATTTTGAATAATATAATTAATTCTAAATACTTCTTAATTCGGTTTTTGATGTAAATCTATTGGGATTCTACACGAAAATCTAAAAAATCTATTTAAGCAAGGTGTTTAGCGAGTTTGGATTTAGATTTTCCACCCATACTGATTGACCCACCAGACATCGCCCCACCGCTGGTCGCACCGCCAGAATGAGCGCCACCAATACCGAACTGCTTCATCACATCCTTAATCTGTGAGGGAAGCATTCCACTAAACTTTTTCACCATATCCATCACATTACCCATTCCAAGATTTCCCATTTGACCGCCAACGAGGCGCTGGTATTCGGTAGATGAAAGAGCGGATTGAGGGTTTTGTTCTTTTGTTCGTAGCACTTGTTCTTTGGTAAGGATTCCAGTAAAGATTTGAGATGTTCCTTGCTGTGTAGCGAAGATTCCGCTATTCATCGTAATAATACATATTTCAGGTTGCGATATAGCAAAATCATACTGGTTAGTAACCGACATATTGAATTGGAATTGGTATTGACCGAGCGAAGAAGCGGACAAATAAGAAGGAAGACTGAAATTATAGACTGGGGACAAGACCAAAAGACCACCAGTAGTGGGAACTTGGGTGACACCACCAGTCAAATTGTTATTAACATCAGCAAATCCCCTAAACTCGTGAAATGTCTGGGAACTTCCGTTGGCGTATGAAATATTGTAAAGGTCTTGCTGGGTTGCGGTAGAAAGAAGACCAGAAGCGTTGTTGAAATTGACGCTAATACTATTTATTCCTAAAAAGGAACTGGTATAATTCCAGTTCTGGGAACTCATCGGCACACGAGCGCATATCAAAATCAAATCTGGGACTTGGTTGAGTTGGAGTGATTGAGATGTAAGAGTCTTGGTTTCAAGAGGAGCAAGAGTAGTTCCAGATGCGAATGTGGTTAAATATCTGGGGTAATCCAAATAGGGGACAACATTCTTGGTGGAAATCTTGGCGTATTGTTCTGGTTGGAGTGAAAGGAAATTGAAAAACAATCTGGTATTGGCGAAACCGACTGCTTGTGAAGCACCGCCGTTGGGAGCATCCGCCCAACCAAGAGAAATGTTGCTAATGTATCCAGTCAATCCGTTTCCACCACCATTTACGGCGTTGTTGGCGGTAGAGAACAATCTCTTACAAGAACTATCCACATTTAGCACCATACTCATATTATTCACACCGACCAAACCAGCACAACAATTAGGAGTCATATTGATAAAGGGTGAAAGAGCAAGGAAGGGTTCAGTTAGAACCACCTTAATAAAGATTTTCCAAGTGTTCGTTACTGGGTCAGTTGAAATAGGAGAATTGTCGGTAAATACACCACCAACATATCTATCAATTTGAAGGAACTCTAATTTGTAAGCGCCACGAGGAGAAAGGTCGCTGTCGTATCCTAAATTGTTAAGGGAGGCAAGAGGATTGGAGTTTGAACCGACACAATTCTTATATTCGCCCCAAACTTGGTCTGGGTAAGAAGGAGTCATACTATTATATCTGCTTAACATCTCGGTTGAGTTCATTCTCATCAACATCGGCAAGACATCTTGAAGATTGGTGGAAACAGACACATTATTAATTGTTGCTTGGGTGGTGGTAAAAAGAGAGTTCAAAGGAAATGCTTGGAGTGATTCTGTTAAACCATACTGGAAAACCTTTGCGCCAATTGGAACAGGATTAGAAGCGCCACCAGCGCTGATTTCAAAAGACAACTCACTTGATAAGAGCAAGTGGCGGTCAATCACGATATTTTCACTTGGGATTTGGATGTTAAATACAAGTGAGGAATTACTGGAAGAAACTGCTTGAAATTGTTGGAATGTGGATTGCGAAGCACCGCTAATAACCCCAAATCCTTCGGTAGAGGTAATGTCGGCGATACGAGCGTCTTCAATTAATACACAGCGGAAATCACTCATTTTATATATTAGACTAACATTTTAATTTTTTGAATAAAATGTTATTCGGCGCTAAAAGAAAACAATTCTCTAAATGTTCTATTTCCCTTAAAATACTTTTAAGCGGATGAACTTCCACCAGTTCCCTTTCTGGTAAATAAGAGTTTGATGGTGGCGGTAGAACCAGAAGATAATTTGAAAGGTTGTAAAACACCAGTTCTGGATTTCCAATAGACATTTAAGTCTAAATTGTATATCGGCGTATTTCCTACTAAATTAATCAATCGGTATTGAGCGCTGGGGGTATAAACAATATTCGGTTTGTAAATACCAGTATCACTTACGAAATCAGTTACAACTTGCGAAATGTTTGAATTGTTTCCGCCGTTGTTATAGACTTCGCCGTTAATGTAAAGTAGGGGTGAGGAAATATTTGCTGGAACGACTGGTAAGGTATTTGATGTGAATACAATAGAAGTGATTGGAGTCCAGAGCGCAATCGTGGAATATTCTTGAACGATTTGTAGAGCGTCATACTGCGAAGCGCTGGGGGCGGTTGGCGGAAACTTGACTACATTTGCGCCACCAAATCCATCCATTACCAATTGAATATTCTTTCCTTGTGTAATTCCAACTGACCCTTTTATAATGGCGGTGAAACTGCTAAATATTTGATACATCGCTGGATTCATATATATCTCAATTGTATTGGGAATTGAATTGTCGTATCCAACTTGTTCTGCGGTTAAAATGGCGACATTACTCGTTGTATCCCACGCCATACTTGGAGCGTTTGCGGAAGGAAGAACTAAACCAGCGCCTACAACTTGGGCGTTTAATGCGGTAAAACAAGTGTTAAATGTATTGTTGATTAATTGAATCCAATATTGATAATTCAATATCTCGTAATATCCAGTCTGGTTGTTTTGAAGACCATCTGTGGTTTGACTTGGTGGCGCTGGAACAACGACATCTTCTATCTGTGAAATGAAATTGACGAATGTCTGTTGGTTAAATTGTTGGAAAGGGGCAACTGGATTAGTCCAAGAAAGCGTGACCGAATAAATCGTTAAATTACGATTACCTTGATTCGGTTGAATAATGGGGATGAATACTGGAAGCGTTGGCGTGTCTAATGTGAAGCGGATGATGCTTAAATAATAACTCTCTGGGTCATACACGAAAGGAGTGTTTCTGGTTTCGTTAAAGTATAATGACGGAGGGTTGCGGTTGATTGTTTCTAAATTGGTGATAGTAACATCGTAATACACATTATCGGCGGTGTCTTGGAATGTGAAACTCATCTTTTATACTATAAGTGTATAAAAAAATCTAAATTGAATTACTAAATCAATTAAAATGGGCGATTGGAATACTTATATATATAAGGAAAACTACTTAAAGAAGAAATCTAAACAGCGCTGTAAGAAATCTAATGCCCTATATACAGAAATCTATATGTGCTATTGATTTCTTGCTCGTAAAAATTAATTAATTTCTACCAACACATATATAGAGTTGGTTAGATTTCTGTTAGATTTCTTGCGTTTTCTCGTCTTTTGATGCTTTTTCGGCATTCTGGATTTCTGTGGGAAGAAATCTAACCGAAGATGATTGAGATGATTTGTATCCGTCTGGTTTCTTTGCTTGTGTAAGTATCCCCACGCTTAAAGGATACACTTGTCCTTTCCATTCCCAAGATTTCGTCGGTAAATAATCCATTTATAATACCTAAATATATTATTTATATTTATACGACCTTGAATGGTCTAATTAAACCTTGCGCCGTTGGCGCTGTTCCAGCAAAAGTGGGAACGATTTTTACAGATACTTCACCAGTAGTATCAGTCACTACAAGGGGATATGTTCCGTTCAATTCAATTGGGGCGACACTTGCTAATGTTGCCCCAACCAACCAATTATCGTATAATGCGACACCAGTAGAAGTTTCCAAACTGACTTGAATCGCTTCAAATGCGGTGGTATTGTCCCCTGTTATAACTGCTTGAACTTCTATCATCCAAATACCTTTTGTGATAAGGGATGTTTCTGCGATAGAGTATGTTGTTCCAGAAACGAGAGTTGCTGGGGCGACTGGAAGAGTTGAACCAGAAGTGGTAAGAAACACTTTGCCGACTTCATTACTCGGCGACAATCCTGATTGTTTGGATGCGTAAGACATTTTATATATACTACAAATATTAAAAAATGGAAGGAATGGAAGCATTTTTTAATATTAAAGTTTTGGAAGAGTGATTTGCCTAAAAGACTTATTCTTATTGAAAGTATAAAATTGCTTCCACTCCTTCCACATTAAGAATAGATAATAATTTATACGAGTTTGGTTGCTTGTAGTTGAACTGATGCGCTTGGTGCTGACCCAGCGCCAACCCAAGTAAGAGAGGCGGTAAACTCGTTAGAGTTTAAATTGGGGCAAAGGGCAATATCGCTTCTTACAAAATTAAAAGCGTTAGAAGCGTAAACACCAGCGGTCGCTCCATTTGCTATTAAAGTTTGCGTTTGAATAAATCCTACTTCATTCGTCATCGTCAATACAAGACTATCTATTTCAGTTGTTCCATCTCCGTTGGTTGTAAATGTGAGAGTTTTTCCCAGCGACCAAACACCTTGTTCCAGAGAAATTGTATTAGATACGACAGAAGGAACACCAGACGCTAAAACGACTGGCGCAAATGCGGTTGCTGTTTTATTAGCGCCCAAGTCGCCGTTAGAACCGACTTGTAATACCGAAGAATACGACATTTTATATTATAGCGCTACATTTTAATTTTTCCTTTTAATTATTTCTAAATCCGTTATTGGAATAAATAAATGAATCTTCTCGTCTGTCGCAATTTGCGCTCTGGAAAACATTTGACGCTCGTATTTAGCAAATCGTTCCTCGTCATATTCAATTACCGCTAAACAATCCACGAAATTAAAGACAAATATTAATTTCTTATCACCTGCGACCTTGTATGCCGTAATCATCGTGGTTGGGTATTTCGCAAATGTATTTGTTCTGCTCTTGACCTCGTAATTATATTCATCGCAATAGAAATCGTGTTTAGCGTAGCGCTCTTCGTAGGGTAAAATGGTGCGACCAAAATGTTCGCTTAATATAGGTAATATTAATGCTTCTTCTGCTTTACCAAACTTGTATGAATTGGGATAATGAACCATTCTTTCTTAAAGTATGGCGAGAAAAAATCTAAAAGAAATCTAACGAAATGTTTTTGCTAAATATTTTGAATGAATAAGTTTTTCACTCAAAATATAATATTAGTTTAGTGTATATAATGTCTAAAATAGCAAAAGAACGGCAAATGGCGCATTATAAGAAAATACTTGAAACGATGATTGACGATACAGATATTACTCGCTGGTTAGGTGCTGACGCAAGGGATAAAATCGTAAAATATAGTGATTTGAAAAATTATCACACGATTAATGATTTGCTTCCAGAGAAAACCGATTACCGAATTATCTTGACCGAATCTAAACCGAATGTCGGTCACTGGTGTTGTGTTTTAAAATACAAAGATATTCTGGAATGGTTTAATTCGTATGGGGCGAAACCAGATGGCGATTTTCGTTATATACCAACGATGGTGCGAAAAATGTTGGGGCAAGGTGGCGATGTATTGACGAAATTATTGGTTAATACCAAGCGACCAGACCAGAAGGTTTATTATAATAAACGGCGCTTACAATCTGGCGAAGATGGTATTAATACTTGCGGTAGTTGGTGTATTTATCGTATTTTAGCGATGAAGGTTGGATACGAATTGGATGATTTTATCCAGAAGGTAGATGATAAGGTAGAAGAAACTGGGAAACCGCC